ATATTCTTATAGTTGAATAAGGTAAAATAGTTGTTGAAGTTGATTGATTTCCAAAAGCTCCTGAAAATAAACTCGTAGTAGAAGATAAACCAACACTATTGGAAGTTTCATTAATAAGTTCAACCCAACTATTTAATAAAGAACCAGAAGTAGAGAGAAGAGTAGGAAATGTTAGAATACAACCAGTTCCAGTAGGGTTCAATCTTATAGTAGAGTTGGCAATATTAGGATTTAGATTATTATTTGTATTATTGGAAATGCTGATAGTATTACCCAACTCTTTATAGAAACAATTCCAACCAGATAGAGTTTGGTCATAGAAAAATCCCAAAGTAGCACCAGAATCTAATTCTTCACTTGAAGACCCAGATTTATATCTTCCAACAAAATTACCAGCAGGACTTGATACAGTAGCAGTATATCCACTATTGTTTTGGATGAATAAAGGAAGACCGTAATATATACTACTAATAGTAGGAAGTGTAATTGTGAAAGCTCCAGCATAAGCACTAGTGATTGAAGTGAGACTATTAAAAGCACTTGAAGGAAGTGTGAAACCAGCTCCAGTATTCTGATAAGTGCTATAACTGATACCAGATGATAAACTACTATTAGCAAATGTTAATGTCCCAGCATTCACAGTTCCAGTCGTAGTTATTGAATTAGAACCTGCATTTATTGCTCCAGTATTCAACCCACCAGCAACATTTGTAGTATAAGTATTATCCCCCAGTATAATTGTATTTGAGGTTGATGACCCAGTAATGTTTGCCCCTATAACCACTTGATTAGAGGCTCCAGCAAGAGAAAACGAACCGAGAACAAGACTATTATTAACATTAGAAACTCCGCTATTACCAGTTTGAGACCCAATATATATCGAATTATTACCACCTGTAGTGCTATTATATCCAGAAGCATAACCTATACCTACATTATTTTGCCCATTTTGAAGATTTCCTAAGGCAGCAAGACCAATACCACAATTTGTTAGATTATTTGTCCCTCCACCTTGAAGACTTTGTAGAGAACCAACACCAATAGCAATATTATACGAAGGAGCATCTGTCGATACTGCGGTTGTTCCTGCCAAAGCATTAGCACCTATAGCAATATTGTTGTATCCTGCCACTGCCGTTCCTAATAATTGACCGCAATTACCAGCACCTAATATAGTGTTTTGACTACCGGTAAGAGTATTATTTATAGAAGCTGTCGCAATAGGATTAGTTTTATTAGTAAATATTATATTATGAAGTCCATTTGCATCATCAAATGTCTGTAAATTGTCATTATCATTAAAATCAATAACACCATTTACAGTAAGATTATTGGGAGTTCCAGAAGTCCCTATTGTGATTCCTTGACCTGAAGGAGCAGTTATAGCGAGGCCGGATGACCCGCCCGTAATCGCTGACACATTTTGCACTTGCTGTTGATTCATATTTATATTTGTTGTTCCGGCGGAATTACCAGTCGTCAATACTTGGGAGAGGGTTTGACTACCACCTCCTCCACCTGACGAGGTTTGAAAAATGTTCCATCCCGGGGTCGACAATCCAGTATCCCAGAATATACCGATTGATACACCAACATTTAATGTAAATGTGGTTGAAGACCCAACTGAATAATATCCTTGGAAATTGCCGTCCTGGGATGAGATTGTCAACGACCCTGAAGCTTTCGCATTTTGTATGTATAACGGGACATTATAATACAACGCAGAAGGCGTTTTAGGCAGGTTTACTCCCGTTAGTGATGCATTTGTCATAGATGTTAAACTATTGAATGATATGACCCCTAATGTATACACTCCAGCAGTTCCCGTACCAGAATATGTTGTATAATTGTCCCCTGCATTAGTATCAATCCCGTTTGATAAAATCACTCCGGTATTGGCGGTCAGGGTAGAATTGAAAATGGATGTCCCGTTTACGGTGAGCGTCCCATTTACATTAGTAGTTTGCAAAGTTTCTGTACCTTGTGCCTGTGGATATGCTAAAAACTCCGTTAATGCTTGTTGATATGTTAATGGGGTCGTATTCTGTGTATAGAGTGCCGAATCAAAAATTGCGACATTTTCTGTAGGCGGTAAATATGATACTCCTAATCCTGACATCTGTATATACTATAGACAGATTTTATATTTTAATAATAGGTCTAAAATTAAAATATAAATTAATATATATATTGAATATGCCTCCCAAAAAGAAACCTGTGGATACTGAAGGCGGTAAAATTGTTAATATGTACGATAAGATGCCGAAAGAGTTTTTAGATAAAGTCGATAATCCTAACTTTCATTTGCATCAACTGAAGCTTCCATTCCGTATGTGTATTGTCGCACCATCGGGTAGTGGTAAAACCAATTTTTTAGTAAACTTACTCCGAGTGTTCTCTTGTGGCGATAAGGGGACTTTCTCGTCTATTGATATAATCACTCGCAATGCTGACGAACCGCTCTACAAATGGATTACTTCTAAATGCGACCAAATTACGGTAAAGGAAGGACTTTCCAATACCCCACAACTCGACAAGTTTGACAAAGAGAAAAACCATCTTGTAGTATGGGACGATTTAGTTTTGTCAAAAGATTTATCGATGGTGGAGAATTACTATATTCGGGCAAGGAAGCTCAATTGCTCGGTTATATTCATTAGTCAGTCATATTTTAAAATCCCCAAGATTATCCGTAATAACTGCTCCTATATGGTTCTACTCAAATTGAGTGGTAATCGCGAGGTAAACATTATATTAAGCGAGTTCGGGTTAGGTATTACGAAAGAGGAGCTGATTGCATTATATGAGTTCGCTACGGCGGAGAAGTTCAGTCCCCTCCTGATTGATATGGAGGAGAGTGCCGACAAGAGATTTAGAAAAGGTTTAATCGAGATTATTGATTACCACCGAGAACAACCTAAACCCCCAGATGCAAAATAGACCTATTCGCAATTTCAACAATCGCCGATTATATAATATATACGAATAAACGATATAAAGGGATGCCATTATAATATCATATAAAACAAGATGTCTACCGCAATTGTTGAAAACTCCACTATGTCGCTACCTGAAGAAATCCGTTATGATATTTATATGCAATCGTTCTTGAACCATCCTTTTCTAAAGGAAGCTTCAAATGTTCGAGCATATTTCCTGATGCAGAAAATCGCCAAGATGTGTGATGAAACCGGCGATGCTTATGTTGATATGTGCGGGTTGTTTCCCGATGAAATCGCCATTACTGCATCATATAGTGTGGGGGTTTACCACCTAACATTCCCATCCAAAAATCCCAAAAACACCGGGGTCGCAACTGCTGTGTACATTCGCATTTTAACCGACGAGGAGGCCTACAGCGATTTGGAAGAGTATGTCGTTGACAACATATGCGAATTCAGTCCGGCCTCGATATTCCATAACTTGGCGTTCGCTAAACGCGTCAAGGGATATTTACCCCCAGCGGATTATGAACCAGAAGAACCCGAAACCAAGTTTGAAAATCAACACTGCCCGGTGTGTATGTCTGGGTATACCGAGAATGCAGACGAGGTTGTAGAAGACGAAGTCCATATGGGGTGTTGGGGGTCTTGCGGTCATAAAATATGTGTCCCTTGCTACGGCAGAGTTATTGCAAGTGATATATCGAGGTGTCCTGAATGCCGAGCGGAATGGGTATGCCCCGATGACTACGCGGATGGTTGCGAGATTTACTATACAGTTGATGATATAAGGGATTTATGCGATGTGGAGGATGCAGAAACCTTAATTGACTTGCTCGATATTGGAAACTTCGCTCACTTTGTCAGGCAACAGGATGGGTACGCACATACCCTCGGGTACAGTGATGAAGAGTTTGAAGAAGGGTTTGATATACCAGACAAATATCGACAAATGGAGGATGGCGGTGAAAGCTTCTATGTGTTTGTTGAGGAGTTTTGAAGGATAGAATAGGAGGGAGGCTTCCTCTATGGTTTATATGGTTTTATAATGTAAAACCACATAAATTGCAATCGATGTTCCTATGAATTAATCATAAGGGTAGAAAAGTAGCAAACTTGTGCATACTTTATGGTATTTTTTGAGAAATATTTTACGATTTTAATGAAATCAACTATTTTTTAAAATTCACCATAAAAAATACCAAAAGTAATGCCCCAGTTTGCTACTTTTCTACCACCCCCTATATTCTCCTTTTTTTTCTTATCCAAAATATTTAGGGCAAAATGTAATTCATATAAATATTTATAAATATAACTGATATAAAGATAAAATATCTATATACTCTATAATATGGAAGGACAGATTGCAACCCCCACAAAGACCGCTGACAAAACGACTTATATGCGAGAATACAAGCGTAAACAATACCAGGAAAAGGGTGCCGAGATTAAGGCGAAAAATAAGGCATATTATTACAAATACAAAGGTGGTATAACGCCTGAAGAGTTTAAGAAGTTTGACCTCTTAATCCCTAATGTGGTACGGATTAGGAAGGAACTCGAGGCATTCAAAGAATCCCCCGAATTACTGAAGGAGATTCTCGCCCCCTATTTAATTTAGGCAAAATGTATATGACGGATTTTTATAAATATTTAGAAGAATATTATTTATAAAAAAAACTGATATAAAAAGAATATATTAATATACTATATAAATGGAAGTTCCCGAAATCGACATTATTGCAACCGCCCCCGCAACGCCTGTATTTGACTGGAAGCTTAATAAGTGCCTATTCGCCGACACCATCTTCGGTAAGAAGAAGTTGGTGGAGTATTGCGACATCAAAAAGATTTATGGGTTCATCAAAAATGAAATGGGTATAACATTCCAGGGCAACAAACGCTATGAAATGATTTCCACCATTGATGCAACCGAGCTGGAGCAAATCCGGCGTTTCAAAGAGTTGTACAACAAGCGGTTAAAAGCGTTCCAGACGGCGGTGTTCCTACCAAAGCATAAATGGGGTCGGGTCATACCAGCAAACAACTATTTATCGCTGTCGATATTTCACCGCCCTACTCGACATAGTTTATGCGAGGCCTACTATGTGGATATTGATATGGTGAACGCCCAACCGACTATCATAAGCGGAATTGCAAAACTTAATGAAAAGGATACGCCCTGGTTGGATAAGTATGTTAAAAATCCCAAGAAATACCGCGAGTTCATTATGGAGCATCACAACTGCAATAAAGATTGTGCGAAGAACTTGCCAATAGTCCTTATGATGGGCGGGTCATATGATAGTTGGATTAAGGACTGGGACATCCAAAAAAACATCGAGCATTGTAATCGTATACTCAATATAATTAATATTGAAAAAGAACTTAAAGACATAATGGAGATAGTATACGCGAACAATCAACATATTAAAAAAGATGTCCTGAAACAAGACCCTAATAAGTGGCGAACCGAAGCGGAAGCTAAAAGAGGTGTTATGGGATTATGGTGTCAATCAACCGAGCGTCTGTTCCAAGAAACCGCCATCCGGTATTTGGTGGATTGCAAAGATTTCAAATTAGAAACGATAGTCCCTTGTCAGGACGGGTTTATGATTTTGAAGGATTTAATGTATCCAGACTTGTGTATAGATGTGGAGAATGTTATTCTGGAAAAGTTCGGTATACGCGTACCATTCATATCAAAACCATTTGACGAGGGGATTGACATACCGGAATACGAAGAAGACAAACTATTTGTCGAGTGGGAGGATTTAATCAGTCCCAAGAAACTTGCCGATTTATTTATTGCTGAGTTCGGGAACTATGTTGTCAAATACAAATCAAATATCTATGTGTTCTATGTCGGGCGATGGTATGACGAGACTGACCCCAAACGGCAACATAAACTCACCTTATACATTAGTGAGCGGTTGTACGATATATTGAATGATGACATTAATGCCGATGTGTCTTTGAGTGATAAGGAGCGAGGATTACTGTTGAAGGGTTTACGCAAACACACATCAAGTGGTGGGAATATGAGTGATATAATTAAGCATATTATGGCGAGGGCAAAGGAGACGGATACTGATTTCAATTCTAATCCCTTTCTACTGGGGTTCAACAATGGAGTATATGATTTGCAAACTGGCGATTTCAGGGAGTATCGATTTGACGATTATATAACACTCACAACCAGATATGATTATGATGTCCCGGATTATGACGACCCTGATGTTAATGCAATCAAGGATGAGCTGGTGAATATATTTGAGGTTATACAACCAGACCCGGAGGCCAGGATATTATACTTGCAAGTATTGGCGAGTGGATTGGATGGACGCCCGTACCAAAAATTGTTCTTGTTTAACGGACAAGGTGGTAATGGTAAGGGATTGACTGGTTCACTTATGGATATAACTTTGGGAGACTATTACCATCAACCGAGTAATGGTATACTCAAAGATGTCGAGAAAGCGAATACTCCAAGTCCAGATATGATTAACCTGAAGAACAAGCGGTATATCAATTTCAAGGAGGTTCAAGGTGCAGTACGCGTTGCTATGTTGCGAAACTTGACGGGCGGTGGTAAGTTTAGTGGTCGATATTTGAACCAGAACCCCGAGCAGTTTTTTATGAGCGGGACATTTGTTATGGAGTTTAATGTGTCGCCTGATTTAGATGGGAAGCCTCAAAGGGCGGATTATAGGCGTCTGGTTGATATGTTGTTCCCTGTTAATTTCACCGATGACCCGACCAAGATAGACCAGGAAATCGGAGGCGTACAATACAAACAAGCGAACCCGTATTACGAGACCCAGGAGTTCCTGCAAAAGGTTAAACTGGTATTCTTGAATATGTTGCTGGGTGTTTATGCAACTTATGTTGATGGAGTGAACGGGATTAGGTTTACCATCCCGGAAAGTATCCGGTTGCGAACGGAAGCTTTCATAGAAAATCAAAATATGTTCCAGAAGGTATTTAATGAATTATTTGTTAAGGTTGAGATTAACAAACTGGATAACGGTGATGTCGATAAGACTGACGAGAAGAAGAAAACCATTCCGGTAAAATCAATCTGGGATAGTATTGTGTCAAGCGAAGAATACCGGAAGCTCAACTACCGGGAAAAGCGACAATATGGTCGGGACGAGTTTTACAAGTGGATTGAAAGTATTTACACAATAACCGGTAATACTAAAACGGGTAAACTAATCGTTGGTTTAGGAAGAAGGGTGGATTATGATGATAATGACGCCCCGGATAATCCATTGGATTGGTATGATGGTAATACGGATGCAGATGTCGAGACGGATGTAAACATTTAGAATAATCATAAATTAATCATTTAGTTTATAATTTTTTTCTGTCTAATATGTATAATGAGCGACGAACTCGTACCCGACCGAACCCCCATACTCACTCTACCACCTGATGAACCGGAAGCTGTCCTAACACCCGATGAAGAGGAGTTTAAGCGTAAACGAGAGAAGGCACAACGATGCAAAGTGATTGCATTACACAGAATGGGACACCACCCCATTAATGCAAATGTTTCCAATTTCAACCAGAAGTCCAAACTGAAGGTTCTGGAGTTGGTGAGGGAATTATTCGAGCAACCAGACGATGATATAATTAAGGAGTTCAACGAGGTATGTTTAGATGTAGTCTTTGACGAGCGCCAAGATTTCACCTCATACCCGGTATACTCAAGACCTGTTAAACCAAAAGTTATGGATTTGAGCAATAATATCATAGACCCATCTGTTTAATTTGTAATTATTAGACCAAATTATTATAATAATATCTTATGATATATTATTATAATGAGCGGACAACCGACCAAAGCACCGAGCGACGCGTCCAAGTATAGGAGCGAATACCTTGCGTCATTAGCACTACAAGCGAAGAATGACGACTACAACCTCCAAGCGAACAAGATATTTAAGAAGACCGGTCAAACCCCTACTCAACAAACCGACTATAGATTAACGAGTGAGAAGCTCGCTGATATAGAGCGACTCAAGATTGAAGTTAGAGGTGAATTGAGTGCAATTGCCGACGGACAACAAGCAGACGCTATTGTGAACGAACTAACCGACCAAGAATTGGTATTTTTAGCACAACATATAGTGGAAATCGTCAAGGATGTCAAACCCAAATACAAATACGGGATTATGTCTTCGATATTCATCTCATATTTTAGGCGTTATATGACGAAGGCGGAGGAAACGAATGAAGTGGGAGGCCTCCGGGATATGGTAGTACCTGAACTCCTCCAACGATTGGAAGAGTCTATTAGACACAATGGAGTAATTAGCAATATGATACAGAATGCAATTATCAAAGATATACGCGAAATGCAAGATGTGTTGCCGACCCGCGACGAAATCAGGCGAATGCAGATGCTACAGAACGCCATACAGCGTCAACAACTCAGGTCGGAATTGGAGGACGCCCTCGCTGAGATGCCTACACAGTTGCAGATGATTAGATTGATTGATGAACTTGACAAAGGAACTGCTACTCGGGATAAAATGTACAGCGAACAGATTGCCGGACAAATACATCAACTCTTGGCGATTGAACCCGCTACGAAGGAACAGATGGCGAATATCCAACAAGCACTTGCCGATGCAAGGGTTGAAGGTGAGGCCGAACATAATGAGACCCAAACCAAGTTAGATAGATTGCATCGAAGAACCCTGGAGGAGCATAGCAAGACCCGTAATCGCATTAAAGATGTAGCGGAAGAACTAGAAGCTGTCGTAAAACCTTATCCGAACACCCCGCAAGCGATTAAAATACGCCATCTATACGAAACGAAAAATGGACTCACAAATAATTCAAGGAGGATTGTTTATATTGAGGAAATGTCTGTCTTAGTAAAAGGAGGTGCATTTGATACAAGGTCATTCGTTAGGGATTATTCGAGAACCAATAAAACCTCACTTACCAATCTCAGCACAGAGGAATTGAAACGGGTAATTGCTCGATTAAATGAAGAGGCGAGGGTAATAGGTTATGGCGATAAAGACACAGAAGAAGTAGGTCGAGGCCTCGGTGGTCGTATTCGCGGAACTGGTTTACAACACAGAACCGATTACAACTCCGGGATTATGCAGGAATACAAGTATGTTCCATTTGGTAAATATCACATAGACCAACATCGCCTGAATGATGACATTGTCGCTATGAAGAGGCCTACCGGTGTTAATGTCGCCGGATTTCCCGTTCAACGAGTTAGTAAGAGTTTAGGTTCGGTTATGAGAAGTATTGTGGGTGGAGGGCAACCGCAGTTTCACCAGTTGGAGAAGTTGACTGACGAGGAAAAACTATATTTGCATAAACTCGCCAGAAGGGCGGATATTTCAAGTCGCATTAGCGTCCCAACCCCGAACAAAGACGAGGATGAACGGGATGTGAATGAGTTTGAGATTATGAAAGGTGAACTCCTCAATGGTAATGATAGTATTGAACTGGTAAAGAAGTTCAAGGTACTGATAATGAAGATGGTTCGCAAGGAGTTGCTCCCCAAAGGTCAAGCGAAAGATTTACTTATGGAATTGGCATCATTGGGATATTAAATTATCTATGCATTATGTATAAATGAGTTTTTCGTACGCATACAATCCAAAGGTTGCAAATCCTTCCCTGAGAAACGACATACCACAAATGAGGAGTAGTACAAAGCAGACGCCATTTTTTTTCGGTGGAAGTCAAGTCCCCACAGACCTGTTTTTAGCAAAATCAGTTTATAATGGTTCAAGTGGTTCAGGATTTCATAGAGGCGTCCCATCCCTGAAGCTTCCAACTGATTTAGATGTAATACATCGCACCAAAGACCATTCAGTATTTACTCGTAAAGGTCATAACATTAAACTCCCGCATTCACTACCTCATATGAAATAGAAATTAATTATTAAGAAAAAATATATTCTAACATTATAGTATAGATGCGAGTAATAGTCCTAAATCAAAACAACTTGATACAAGACGGACAGAATAATAAACTGGTGTATCGATTTCCTAATTCAGTTCAATTTAAGAACAATTCAATTGCTGTGTCATCAGTTAGTATGTATTATTCCTGGTTCAATATTACCAGTGCATACAACAATAACACATTTTCGTATTCCTGGGTTGTAGGTGGGACGACGACTACGTACACCATAATAATCCCCGACGGGTTATACCAGATTACGGATTTGAACAACCTACTTCAGTTCAATATGGCGAAAAATGGAACTTATTTGATTACGAACTCCGGGTCTAATGCATATTACGCAGAGTTCATCCTGAACCCTACCCGCTATGCCGTACAGATTGATACATTTTTAGTCCCAACCTCATTACCCACCGGGTATACTACTCCTTCTAATTGGGTAGGCTTCCCAACCCAAACATTCAACCCGGTCATAACCATTCCCGCCAATTTAAATACTATACTGGGATATCCGGCAGGGTTCGCTTCAAATGCAAATACCAACAACGCATATACTCCGTCCACCGCGACGGCATCCACTAACTATGAGAGTAAGAATACTGCAAATACCCTGTCGTATTTGTCAAACACTTCCCCGAATCTACAACCTAATTCGTCAATCTATTTCTCATTATCCAACATCAACAATCCTTACTCTTTACCATCGAGTATTATTTACTCACTTGTCCCTCAAGGTGATGTGGGAACACTTATTGTCGAGAGGCCTCCCCAGTTTATGTGGAACAAGATGATTGATGGAACATACAATCAACTCCAATTGACATTTTTAGGAACAAATTTGCAACCAATAATATTGAACGACCCACAAATGACAATCCTACTCACAATCAAAGATTCCGACGAGGTAGGGGGCAAGAGTTAATTTCTTGGTTAATTATATAGTATGTCAAGTGAACCGATTAAGATTGAGATTGTAGAGCAACCTGAACCCCTGAAGCTTTCGGGGTCATTTGTCCCTCGGGATTTAGATTTCATTACTGTAGGGGTTAATGGTATGCCTCCTCCAAAGAGTTTAGACATATCGATTTCAGGTACTGCCAAAGTAGTAGGCGCGACCGGTTGCAAAGAATAAGTATAGTTAGTAAACATTAATATCTTTATTAATTATATAGATGTCCGCATTCACAAGTGATTTGACCGAGCAGTATTTAGACAAACTTTACGAGGACTTGAGTAAGGAGCAAGGGAAGCTTCTGCAAGATATTAAGACTGGTTGTGATGCAGTTAAGGAGAAGGATAATCAACAGCAGTTTACGCTTTTGAATACCTTGATGATGACTACCCTGCGACTCCGTAATTTAAGGAAAAAGATTAAACAGAGAATGGATAGTTAATTTTTTATCTCACCTAATAGTATACAATGGTAAGAGTAGCACATACTGCATATATGACTACATCAGGTGGTGCGATTAGAACGATTACGCGAAAACATATTAACGGTCGAGGTGCGGGGGGCGTTCTTTTAGACGGAGGCCTCGGTGGGGAAAGTAGTGCCGGTTCATATGCATCTTTAGACGATTATATTAATACTACAGGGGTAAACCCTATTCGCGGTGAACCCAGAAGTTTAGGAAGGGGTATTGAAAGTATGAATAAGAAGATTGAGGGACTTTTAGTGAAATCTAAAAGGTACAATCCCAAGAAGGACAAGAATATCAATTTTAATATCTAACGACGGGATTTAGTGATTTTATATCTAATTTTTTATCTTGTATATTATATATACAAGATGAGTTGCGATAAGTTGGTTTTTGACCTCTCACAAGAGATAGAAGGTTCTCCAAATGTGTTCGTAAAGAAGGATTGGTTGAATATCCTTGATAATATGAATCAAAATTACAATTCAAATCAGTCAATAATTGACACCTCCCAGTTGGCGAACTCCAACAAGTATCTCGCATATAGGGAAGCTTACCTTTTAATTCCTATGCTTTTGACATTAAGTACAACTACCGGTGTTTTCACCCCCGCAACCGCTGCCACATCCAGCGACTATGCATTAGGTCTAAAAAATTGGTTCGGTAGTATCGTTCATAGTTTTACATTAGATTATAATGGAACTACTATCATTCAACAGACTCCATATATCAATATGTGGAATACCTTTAAACTCCTCACATCCCTCGCTTGGGGCGATGTCATCACTCAAGGTTCTACCATTGGTTTTTACCCAGATGACCCCCTCGCCTGGACTTATTATTCTGCCGTAAATACTCCTGGTATTGGTATATGTAATAACTTCAACAACCCTGCAAACGCAGTTGAGACTAACATTTCATCAGTTTTCAACAGATATGAGTCGGGAACTGGTAATATTGGTTTCCTCAAGAGACAACAATACATCAACTTTGATTTGGACGGCATTCCTGGAACGGGTTCTACCTACGCTACTCTTTTCCCTCAACTCGCCTGTAATAACTTGTGGAAATCATACATCTTTAATAAACGCAACTATACTACTGGAGGCCTCGTTGAGATTGCAATTACTGCTACTGTATACCTTAAACATTTGCACTCGTTTTTCCAAATGGTACCTCTTCTCAAGGGCGTATTTATGAAAATGACACTCAATCTCAATAACTGCTCCGTTGACTTGGGTGTTGTAGGTGCAAATACCGCTACATCAGTTGCTACATCTATGGGTATTAACTCTGTGTCAGTTCCTGTTGGTGGCGTCTGTCCTCTTATGGTTGCGGCAGCTTCCGCTACTCAAGGTGCTGCCAATTTGGGTGGCATTGCAAATGACGCTGTCGACGCTGCCTCATACCTCGCCACATTGTCCGTCGGTGGAAAAGCATTAAACTCTATTGTCGCCGGTCTCGCCAACTACAGCGCCTCTCCTTTAGCACAATCCGTCTATTTGTATGTCCCTGCCTACACCTTTAACCCTGTGTTCGAACAGGCATATTTGAGTTCACCGGTCAAACAAGTCAAATACACCGATGTTTACCAATACCAAGTGTTGAATGTGGCAGCAAACTCGGGTCAATTTAATAATCTTTTAACAAATGGAATCGCGAATATCAAGTCGGTGCTAATTCTGCCATTTTACTCGGCAACTGGTTCATCTTCCGCCTCAACTATCGGCGGTTCGTACATCCCTTCGTACCAATCACCATTTGACCCTGCCGGATGCGGTGCAACATCCCCTCTTTGCTTACTAACTAACTTCAATGTAGTGGTTTCGGGACAGAACGCCATTTACAACACCGAAAGATATTCTTTCGAGCAATGGAACAACCAACTTTACGGACAGAATGCAGTAAATGGTGGTATGACTGACGGCCTCACTTCTGCACTCATCAACTCTCTTGGATTTGAAATGGAATACTGCTACTACTATGTGAATGTATCAAGAATGCTCCCTGTTGAGGAATCCGTCCCCAAGAGCATCCAAATCATCGGTACCAACAACACCGGTAAGGCACTCGACCTCTGGTGCTTTATTGAATACGGCGTCGATGTAAGCATAGATATTTTGACTGGCAGTCGCGTCTAAACATAATAATAAACTCTTCTTTTTAAATTGTTTTCGTAATATATAAATGTTAGGATTCGCAGTAAGCTTCATTATTACTTGGATAATTCAGGCGATTAAAGACGCTACAAAATAGACCTAATCACAAATAATATATCTTGCAATCTCGTAATATATATTATAAAACGATATAAAGACCTCCCAATATATATTCATATAAACCAGAAAATGACACTCACTTACAGAATTGTTGAAGGTAAACTCAGTAGCGATGATTACATCCCAATTTGGAATGACATAGTCTATCCCCAATTGTTCTATGACGATGTGATATATTGGGAATGGACGGGCGAAATCATCCCGTATAAGAAGACCTACTATGATACGCTTGATGATGCGGGTAAACAGCGGTACATCAATAACAACTACGGAGGGGAGAGCGAACACCCCCAATTCAACGCAGTCGTATATGATGGCGAAACCCTCGTCGGGTGGATATGTTGGGAGTATCTGCAAGACGGCAAGAAGAAGGTAGCGAATCTCAAATACATCATCATCCGCGAGAATATGCAACGCAAGGCGTTCGGGAGCGAGATGATGAACTGGTGGATTGCAACCATCAAAAAGGAGCGGTGCAACATTGCTCGATTGGCGTTCAACTACAATGTTAGAGGCCTCAAGGAGTTCTACGGGAAGCTCAAGTTCAAAGGCAACCCTGCCCTCGGGTCGCATACTACTTGGGAGCGTAAGTTCACATATCGTTAGAGGGGCGTATACGCCCGATTTTTAAAAAACGCCTTTAAGTCATTTTTTGACCTAATCACAAATAATATGTCTTGCAATCTCGTAATATATATTATAAACGATATAAAGACCTCCCAATATGTATTCATATAAACCGGAAGCTTCCACCTTACTATAAAATTAATAATTAGATAATGCCTATAATCTGTAATCATTTAGGCATTATCTTTGATTAAGGATACTCCATTATTTTTTATCTCAGATAATAGTATAATGACGCACCATATCGTTCATATCAAGGCGAGTCCAAAACAACTATCCAAACTACGCAACGGACATAAAGTCCGTATTAACCCTGCTATGGAGGGCGAGGGTGTAAACCTCATCATCCATCCCCAAACATATAGCATTGTCAGTCGTTCATTCGGTAGAGGCAAGGGCGTCCAAGTGCAATTAAGTCCCGAGGAAATCTCGGTGAACCGCGACCATTCCGGTACACTACAAGGGACGGGTATTTTCGGAAAGAAGTTTGACGACTGGGTAGACAAGACATTCGGTAGTAAAACCAAGGACGCTGTATATAACGCAGCGGATGAATTGAAACCTGCCATCAAACGCGGTATTGCAAGAGCAGTTGAATATGCACCGGAGGCCGGAGCAACCGCCCTGAGTGCTTTGGCGACAGCTTCCGGCAACCCCGAATTAATCCCTTTGGCGGCAGCATTCGGTCATCAAGCAGGAAGATATGCCGGCGAACGAGCAGGTAGATTCGCCGAGGACTACTTAGACCATCCTGGCAAATACCAACGCGAGAGCAACGCTGGGGGACCGCGTAATCCCGTTGCACCCACCTTGCAAGGTCAAGCACAACATAATGAGGAGTTGACTAAAATGAACCAAGAATTAGGTACTCAATATGGTGCATTATCCAGAGCAGGAATGCATAACGCCAAAGCACACCGCCATCGAGCACAAATGGAGGCCGATACAGTGGAGCATCAATTGTTCGGTGGCGGTCTACATAGACGCCGAGAGGTTGCATCTGTAGGCAAGATGGCCTCGATGGTCGGTAGTCAAACCCACCTCCCTCCCGCTCTTATGTCGCAACCATTTAGTGCTAATTTCCAGTTCCAGCACTTCCTTCCGCCCGCCTACCAAAAGTTTAGCAAAGGCGGAGGCCTCTATGCTTAAATGTATATTATTGAAAATTAATTTCTCCATTAATAATATACGATGTTGACTGATACGCAAATCACCGAACTTTCTAAAAGAATGAACTTCCCGCTCGCGGGTATACATTTCAAGGATGAACTCCCGAGGAAGTTAGAGTACAACAAGGGATATGTGATTAATTTAGACAATAGTATTGACGAGGAGGGAAACGAGAGTCCTGGCACACATTGGACGGCGTTGCAAGTAAACAAATACCCTTCTGGTAAGATTGAACCCATTTTCTTTGACCCTTACGGTGCACCACCAAGCGAGGCCGTCAAAAAGTTCGTTCTTGATAATACCGGAAAGAAGCTTCCGTATAATGAAAAGGACATCCAGTCTCTAATGAATAATGCCTGTGGGTATTTCTGTTGTGCCTTTTTGCATTACATCAACGCCTGGGAACACAGAACCAAAGACCTATATGATGATGTAGGTATGTTCTTGGAGTATTTTGACGACTTGAATAAGAGTATCGACTTTAAGAAAAACGAGTGGGTATTGAAACATTTTTTCCAGTCCAGCGACCCTTCTATGCGTAAGGCAATAGAGGTGATTGCACCTACTCATAAAATATCAGGCGAGGATTCAGGGGATGGTGTTGATATTGTTAGAATCCCGGTGGATATGAGGATGGTAGAAAAGTAGCAAACTGGGGCATTACTTTTGGTATTTTTTTAGAATTATTTTTGATTTTAATTGAAATCACTTTAAAATCAAAACTCACCATAGAAAATACCATAAAGTATGCACAAGTTTGCTACTTTTCTACCGGGGTACAAAAGGAGGCAGATTCCGGCTTCCTCTAATCAATTGTTTCTTTAGTATCTGTTCCTTCAGGTTCTTCTTGTCTATCTCTTCTGGTATAAGAGGTGTCTTATCACTGACCTTGATTGTGGGTCGGTATACGGGATACTGGAGGCCTCCAATGTCCTTCCAATCCTCGATAAACCATCGCTTCAAGTTCTTCGGTTTATGGTCGGTGTCATAGAGACCTCCTAACTCCTTGTATCGTTTGACAATCCAACCGCTCTTGTATGCACTCGGTTTAGAGTATACTTTGTTCGCCTCTTGTTTTACCTTTTCATATAATTCCTGATTACTTGGGGTAGGCATTATACATTATGTATATATTAATCCTTTTTGACATAAGTATCTAACATATTCGCCGAGCTTCCCATTTCACTCATCGTATTATCAATAGAGGTCTTTTGCTCTATTGTATGCCCGAACTTGGTGGTGAGGTATGTATGACGCAACTGGTTTACGCTTACCTTCTTCTCATCAAAAATCTTATTCAAACGCTGGTTCAACTTGACGGATGACAATGGGTTCATATTGGCGTCAAATAGTAGGGTCTTGGTGGGATTAATTGCAATCCATTTACGCAGTATCGACTGTAAAGGTTTAGGGATGTCTACCACTTGTTGCCCGTACGTCTTTGCGGTCTTGTATGAGTTGAATACCATTTTACCCTTGTCTAAATAGTTGTCGCGTTCCTTGTCAATATCCCGGATGGTGAAATCAACATAATCCTTTGAGCGTCTTGGTGGGATGAATATACCGCCTAAAAGCGACAGAATAATATAGGATTGAATCTGTTGCAAATCTGCGGGTTTTAGGGATTTCTTCTTGTACAGCAGGTCGGCGTCTTTCTTTAAGAGTTCCCAGATATCTTTTACTTGATTACTACTGACCCAGGAAGCTTCCTGTTCTGGGGTCTTTTCCTGTTTATGTATCTCCTTATTGTAATCCCGTACATCCTCCAACATTAAGTCGCGGTATGGTTTCTTGTCGGTGATTATCACTAAACTACTAAGTATAGTCTTACGCTTGTTTGGGGGCATATCTTTAAGGAATGCTAAAACTTTGTCGGTGTCATCAAACTTCTTGATTTCAAGCTCATTATCCCCGAAAACCTTTTTGTATAGATTCTTTAGGATAGACGAGTAGGTAGTCAGGGAGGATTTAGAAAGAGTAGGCCTCTTTGAATGCAAATGTTCTTTCAGGGCGTCCATTATATACATTTAGAGAGAAATTAATTTATCATTTTATAATTTAATCATTTAGATTAAAACTGACTTAAATAAAATGTTGCTACTAATATATAATGGAAACTCAAAGAAGTTTAGCAAATGATTTAAAGTTTGGGTTAGCACAGGAAGTCGACATACTACCTACATTGCAAGGCAACTGGGATGATGAGGTAAATATCCGTAATACAAAGGACATTTATAACGATGATTATTACCCGTATGATTTTGAGAGTGAGAATGCAACATCTTGGGAGGTCAAGTCTCGACGCATAAATAAACACCATTATCCTACTACTATTATTCCGGTACATAAAGTCCGTAATGTTGATACACCGCAATATTTCGTATTCAACTTCAAAGACGCCTGTAGTTATATTAAATACGACAAGGAGCTATTTAGTACATTCAATCAGAGGATGATTTCTGTGTCGAGGTTTGGTGGAAATCCTAAACCGGTAAACCACTATGAGATTCCTGTAATCTTACTTACTGATTTAATTAGAGTCTACCGAATAGATGTTTAGTGATAATAATAATTCATATAAACGATATAAAGAGATATTAATATATATCTTTATAATATAATGGAAGAGATTAAGGAAGACATTAACGCCGAGTTTGATGAATATGTCGCAATGACAGACGACCATCACAAGTTCATCTATAAGTGTATGTGGTTTGATAGTAAACGCCATCGTACTCCTAATACTACAATGTATTTTGAGGATGCAATAGACACCAAATGGATATTCTATACACCAGACTGGTTCAACGGTTTAGTCCGGGTTGAATATATTATGGTGTGTCCCGCGTCTATGATATACGCAACAGCACACAGCAACTCACAACTGAGATATAAACGCGAATTGGAAGCTTCTATAAACACAGGGGAAGAAGAATATGTCAAGAACCATTAGATAATAGTTAATCCTTTATACATTTTAGATGATTATTCATCTTAAACTGCATATTATGGTGCTAAATCCTGTATAAATCCTTAATAAAATTAATTTTATTAATGCTTTAACTCATTTTTCTATGTATTATATGGTATTTACGCTTAAAAATCATATAATACTCATCAATTGTATAGTATTCGCTTAAAGACTATCTAAAAATGTAGTACTAAACTATGTATGTACACTTGACCCCTCCATCTTTACACCTTTGATTGATTTATCAAATTGTTGATTATAATATATTAATGCATATCGAGTATTCTTGAATGGTTCCGTCTTATGGGCGAGATTTGCTCCGTTGAATATGATGACCTTATTGTGAGTATCATAGAGAGTAGGTTTATCATTCTCGTCATAAACAAAGAGGCCTCCTCCAGTGTAGTCCCCTAAAAATGTAATGCACCCGAATCCACTATTACCGCCGTCAAAATGTTTTTTTGCTGGTAGGTTTCTATTAATAGTTATTGTAGTATATTTGAAACCGGTTGGTAGTATTTTATTACCATATTCAACGACGCATTTAAATAATTCGGGTTCTCGTTCATTTACCAAGAACTCACCAACCCCGAGACCGCGGCGGCGTCCTATACCCATAGTGAAAGTCCAACCCTCGTACCCGAGTAGGTCTCCTCTTGATTTGTTGTTGTCCTTTCTCTTACCCTCTATCTTTGGTATTCTTGCCTTATCCAATAATGCAAGTAAACGCTCTTGGATTTCTTTTACTGCAGGCGAAGCTTCAATCTTATCAACTATTACCTTTGTGCTTTCGGTGTCTTCAATGGGGATTTTATCCAAGTTATAGAGTTTCCCACCCTCCACTTCTTTTTCTTTTTCTTTAAGTCCTTTATTTAATAATATTTCCCCTTCTCTATTTGGATTCCATCTCACCAGGTTCGGGTAATGCTCGATTAACCATTTACCGGCGTCTTTATAATTATTCATACGCTCTTGTTGACTTTGACCTATTCCGCCAACCTTTGAATATAATGTATGCTTCACACAAATACGATTGAACCGAATAACCCCGCCGTCTTTATTGTAGGCCTCCAAACTGAGTTCATAATCTTCTTTCCAGTCTAAATTGACTTTCCTTTTCTTGTTTATGATTCCCATAAATCCTCCCACAATAAATCGCAAGTCTGTTGTGTACTCCTTCTGTCCCTTCATATAGAACGCATTTGCAACCGGATATAATCCCCAGAGTGTGTACCCATACTTTTTACATAAATCAAATCCTTCCTTCACAACATCCTTCAAACTCTTAATCTTTGTCAATTTGTCATTAGTGTCAAGTGTATTGATACTGATTACATCATCATCCATAGAAATAAACTTTTGGTTTTCTTTGAAATAGTCAACAATGTAGTTCCTTACATTCTTAATACCTTTCGCCTGTTTGGTCGCTATAATATGTCCGTATAAATTACTCGGGATTTTATCCTTGTAATCTTTCACTTGTTCGTCAGTATTGACAAAGATGTATATATTCGACTTCGGTATATCGTAATAGTGTAAGGTCGCTAATGTTTTCTTTGTAATACCTGTCGCCCTATTATATGATGGGATTGCGTAAACAACTTCGCTCATTCTATATTATTATATGATAATTTATTTAGTAAACCTTTCCAACAACCCTACCACCCATACCTTTACCTCTCATCGCTCTAATCCTCGCCATATGTTCCTTTGCTTCCTTTGAACCTTTCTTGAACCCATACCCAGTTTGACGCCCGAGTTCATCTGCACCCATCTTACCAAATTGTTTACCAATTTGATTACCGACGAACCCTGAAACGGGACCGCCTTCTGGTACAAGTGCTTCACCTGCGAGGCCTCCTAACACTCCTGCTACTGCAGGTATACCTTGATGTATTAGAGTTGATGGAAGCTGTCTGGTGAAAAACTGGTTCGCATCCCCACCTGGTTCAAATGATGATTTAATGGTATTTGTACTGTTATTCACTGACTGAGTTAATCCGTTTTTATCAGGATTAAATGCATCGCCAATGTCATCCCAAATATCACCGCCTCCCATATGATAATGATGATGGTGATGATGATGGATTCCATACCCCATAGGATTTGGTGTCCCAGAATATGACCTTGATGGTGGTGCAACACCTAATCCTAAATAACTTCTTGCTTTATCAAATGTGTCCATTGCGTCTTCCTTGAGTCCAAATCCCAAATAACTCCTTGCTTTATCAAATGTATCTTTGGCATCTTCCTTGAGACCATTGCCTCTCATCGCGCGGATTCTCGCCATATGCTCTTTAGCTTCCTTGCTTCCTTTTGCAAACTTTGGCATTATACTATTACTGGATATATTTTTTATTCCTTCTCCCTGAGTAATATCTCTACCAAAGAATATGATTGCACCACCCTTGACATTATACACCAATACCAATGTAATCCCTGAACGACCCAGTTTCGTATTTCTGTATTTGGTGTACCCATCCTTTTCGACTTTCTTGGGGTCTATTTGTCTAAATCTTAATGTATTTTGTTCCACATCAACCTTTGGTGATTTATAGTTATTTTCTCGCAACCATTTTCTCGCACTTGCAATGCTATATTTTGAACTATCAAATATAACTGATTGTACTACATAATCTTTATCTTCCACATCACTATCACTATCGCTACTACTATAACTCCCTTTCAATCCCGCTCCAAAAGCAATCTCATCAACCTTTGCACCAAGATTAGTAGTTGCATCTATGATGGGTTTGGTGAACACCGGTAAACGATTGAATAATGTTTTCAAGTCCTGGAATACGAACTTTTCTGCGTCAGGAGTATTCAACCCGTTGGCTCGTAATATATTTACTATGAATTGTTGACAATTGTTCGTATCTGCATCATATGTAAAGAAATTATCACCCATACGAATCTGCGTATTCTTCATCATTTCACCGACTTTTAAATCCTTGTTTACCGCAATATTCATAGTCTCTGTATCCTTCGCTGGACTTGGAGGAGACATTTGGAAATGAATAACTGCATTCTTTTCAATCAATAAACGATGCCCGTCATCCAGGGAACATACCATCGCCAAATGGTACAACTTGTCGTATGGTTTATTTTTTTCAAATTGCCCTAATGAAATTGCATTTAATGCTTTATCTAATAAGAATGACAATGGTGTTCTTCGTAGTTCAATTCCGCTAATCCTCCTATCACCTACCTTTGATAATATATTCCTTACTTGTGGTGGGTAATCCTTGCGACCATTCATAACGACATTCAAATAATCATTCAATCCAGTCCCAACCTCATCCTTTGTCTTCTTCTTTGCATCCCTGATGCGTTTAGCACTCTCGCGTTTCTGTTGCCGGATTGCCTCCTTACGCTCCTCATCATTGGCATACTTCTTATTCTTTCTTTTTCCTGCGGGTACAACCTCCTCGATATTCATAGTGATATTTTGGGCGGGTGCCGGTGCTGGTTCGGGTTCTGGAGCGGGTGCTGGTGCAGTAAGCTTCTTGGTAGGCTTCTTTGATGCATTCTTCGCTTCCGCCCTGCGTTCTTTATTGATTGCAATATTAGCGGGTAGTTTCTCCGGTCTACCTCTTTCTTTGTTTTGAAATGGGGGTGATACTGGAACTTCTTTAATATCCTTATCTTTATGTGTTTCGACTACTTTGAAATGATGGTTGATAATGTCGCGGTCTTTCTTGCTAAACAGATTTATTGGGATGGGTGTAGTTGAATGGGACATAAGAACCATATGCTCAACTGGTTTCCTAATTATCTTGACCGAGGCATCACCTTTGCGTTTGGAAAGATTGCGGGTCTTGGTTAGTGGGTTTACCAACTTCCATTTTATTTTACCAGACTTTAATACATTCCTGTTTGCAAAGAACTCGGGGACTACTAATTCTTGGGTTGACATAATAGGTAGATTTACATTTCCAGCATCTTTAATCTTCGACATTTGTCTATATAATTAAGAATAGATTATTTCTACCAAAGAATATGTCTGCTTAAATTGTTTGGACTATATTTGTCGTTCTGCCAATGTCCTTTCATAAAATATGTACGGGTCAAATAATTACGGCGACGGACTGGGTCTTGATGCTTGGTATAGTCCTCATAACCCATCTGTCCGAAGTGAACCCATTTTTCTTTCTTGGGGTCATATACCATATATTTTTTATGCGGGTTCGTAGATAGTTCGATTTCAACATCATCTCCAAGATACTCTTTCGCCTTCCTGAATACTTTGGTGGGATTAGAGTATTTCTGTATTGAAGCTTCTTTTATACTCATATATAATTAAGATAGAGAAAATTATACACTTTCATCTCCAGATTTTTGATTTTGACTTTGTTGATTAATTCTCAATTCGTCTTCTTTTTCTTCCATCTCTGTATCCCTCACAAGTTTTAAACAACAAAAACTAACTTCTTTACATTTACTTTTATATGCTAATCCTCCACATTTTAATACTAATCCGATTACAGAGGTTATAAAGAAGCTCCAAAAAACAGCATTAAATGTCGTAGTATCTAAATCACTCATTTATATATTATAGTAAGATTTTAAGATATAACCGCCCAATTATATGCCTCACCAGTAATTGTCATAGCGGTCGAACTATAAGTAGCAGATAAAGCAGGAGATACAGTATAAGTTCCAGCAAATCCAACACCAGATGGTGGAGTGAAAGTAGAACCAGTAAAACCAGTAGCACTTGTTATAGCAATATTAAAAACCGAACCACCGCCACCAGTTCCTGAAACTAAACTTGTAAGTAAGAACTCAACACCACCAACAATAATAACAGTTCCACCTTGAAGTAAAACATCATTTCCACTAACAGAGACAATTGAAATAGTGGTTGCATTTGCGGTATAAGTTGCTGTTCCAGAGGTTGCTGTTCCCATTCCTGTTATAGTATAGGTTGCTCCTGAAACTAAAACAGTTGAGCCTATGCCTAATGAACCACCACTACTACTACTAATACTAGCAACAGTAAGAGTTCTTGAACCAGATGTACCAGTCGCATTTCCTCCAGTTCCAGCTCCAATAATATAACCAGTTTTCACAACACTCAAAAGCAGAGGTTGATACGAATAAGTATAAATAGTAGTTGTAGAATAAAAACTTTCAAGATTTTGCTGAGAAGGCAATATAGGTACAACGCTTGTAGTTGGAGCAGAATAAGATGCAGAACCAACTAATTTATAAGTTGTAGAGCCTGTAGTCGAGTTAATGCCTCTAAAAGTCATAGTGAGTCCTTCCCAAGCAGCAGGGGGATTAGAAGTCAAAGTCCAAGTATCAGTATTTGCTCCAATAAAATTAACATAGTTTCTATAGTATTGAGTATAACTTATACTAGGCGTAGAAGATGAAACAATAGTAGGATAAGACCAACCGTAATTGGAAATCTCAGCTCCAACCCAACTCGTTCCGTTAGAATATAATTTGATTCTACTTTGTGGCGGAATAACGAGTGTAGTAGCACCACCAGAACCGTATGTTCCAGTAAATGTGGAAGTCGAACTTAATGTAAATAAAAGACCTGAATTAGTGTTTTTATTTTCAAAATCTATATATTGACCGGAGGCCACCGATGCAGTAGGAAGAGTTAATGTATAAGGTGATGTTGATGTCAAAGCGAGATATTGATTTAATTGATTTTGTGTTATAGTAGTGTTTGTAGTTATAGTTAATGCTCCGTATTGATTTGCCGTTCTATCAAATACATTCCAAGTAGAACCAATACTATTCATATTTACAAATGTATTAGGAAGTAAATTATAAGTAGTAGTGCCAGTCCCGTATAATCCAGCAAAAGTTCCAGACGCAATTGAAAGAGTGATTGTATAACTTGAACTATTAATTAAATACATTTGAGTATTCGCATTTGTAGTACTTGGACTCTCAATAGTAGATGTATAAGAAGCAGTATTACCAGTATAATAAATTGATGAATTGAGATAATTATTAACATTTACAGCAGGTGTATTATTAGCAGTCAAAGATACGGAATAAGTCATATGAGGACTTCTTTCATTAATAGACCAATTAGAACCATCACTTGTTAAATAATACCAACTATTAGGAGGCAAAATAATGGTTGACGCACCACTTCCAAAAACACCGTTAAAAGTTCCAGCAGGTGTCGATAAAGTTAGATTCGCACTTCCGTTATTATAAATATTTAAATATCTTCCACTAATCCAAGCATTCGTTGAAGTTGCGGGATTAGGGAGATTTATTTGAGTGGCAGTAGAACCTGAAAAATTAATATTACTATCAATATATATATAAGTTAAAGTTAGAGCTGTACCAGAATAAGTAGCATTATATGTTGCATTTGCGACAACTCTATCCACAACTTCATAATTAAGAGTAGAAGCATCACAATATATTCTTATAGTTGAATAAGGTAAAATAGTTGTTGAAGTTGATTGATTTCCAAAAGCTCCTGAAAATAAACTCGTAGTAGAAGATAAACCAACACTATTGGAAGTTTCATTAATAAGT